TGAATGACGAATGTATGGCAGATTATCCTAAAATTGTACTAAATAAATATATAGAAAAATTTGGTATACACGAAGGAATTCTTAAATTTACAGAGACATTCAGATTGGTCTACATCCTCAAAACTGAGGAGGAGCTCGAAAGAGAAACCGGGATCAAGCTACCAGAGCTAGTGCTACATAAATTTGAAACCAATAAAGACTCCGAGCTATGGCAGTAACTTGCGATAAACTAATCTACACACCTACTAATGCATTATCATTCAGTATTACAGGTGGAACCAAAAATTTAATCCCCCAGACTGATAATGGAAAGATTATCTCCCTAGAAGGCCCCAATAGCTCTATTGAGCTGGGGCTTACTCTAGAGATACAAAAGCAGAGGTATAAAGTTAATATTATCGAGCAGAAAGTAATAAATGGTAAACCCATGTATTTATTATCTACCGCTAAAAAAACTAAATCTTCTACTTTTCTCTTTCCTATGTTGGGTGGGAAAAGATCGAACTTCTTTTGGGATAGATTATTTATGAATTGTTTTATTGCAACTGAGTCAGATAGTTATTGCATTGCATTATTATATAGATGGTCAGGCGATCCTATGTTTATTCAGTTTGAGAAAACACTAAGTGAATTCCCAAACTTTAGAAAGACATATGACCCTGACACTCAAACAGTTATGTTTGTATTTGATATTCCTGCTAAGCATGAAGATGATTATAGATCCTTTTTAAAAGGGGGGTACTCTAAATTAACTACAGGCTACAAACAGGAAATATTAGATTTTCATGGATTAACACGTCATAGTGAAATTGGTCAAATCCTCTATAAAGATGCTAAACGAAGAGAACGACTAAGCTTTAAATTAGGAGTTAAACTTCATGAAAACGCAGAACTTTTAAGTATAATTAATTTTGAAGATGAAACTTTTAATCCAGATATATACAAATGTCACAAAAGCCTATAAAATACAGATATGAGCTTACTTCTGATTTTAAAAAACTATTAAAATCATTAAGTTTTCAAAATAGAGATTGGTTAGTAGAGCAGTATAACAGAAATAGACCATTTGAGGATCAAGTAACAGCAGATAGATTCAATGAAGGTAAAATGGCGTGGGAGTTAGTTGACTTCCAAACCTTGGAGCCTATGGTTGAAGTGTTAATGTTTGGAGCTTCTAAATACTCTAAAGATAATTGGAAAAAAGGACAAGCTATTACAGAGTTACTAGGTAGTCTATTTAGACATATTATCGCTTTTCAGAATGGAGAAGATTTAGATAAAGAAAGTGGTAAATCTCATATTGGTCATGCAATGTGCAATTTAATGTTTATTCAATATGTGTTAGATCATCGTGGACATTTTGATGATAGAAAAAAGGGGGCTTAATCGCCCCCTTTTTGTTTTGCCCCGCTCTAGTACGTCGAGTATTTAAATTGTTTACTAAACTCTCCAAATTTTGCAAGCGCTCCTGCTCCAGGAACAAATTGCCAACTATAGTGAAATCGATCTACTTTATCTCCTCCCATATCTTCACCAAAGAAATAATCTCCTATTTCGTCAATAGTATTATCAGACCATCTAATTAAACCGTTTGCTAACCCTAAAATAGGTAATCCTGATGCTCTAGGCCCTGTCATTTCTCTAGGATCTAACAATACAGCAACTTCTCTATAAACTCTATTTAATATATTATGAACTTTTCTTCCTGCAAAAGATTGTCTTATATCCACTTTTCCATCATCGTCCCAATCTGCTCCTAACATAGCACATGCTATAGCTAATAATACTACATGGCGAATCTCAGCAAGAGCTCCACGTATATTACCTCTTTTCATTTCTATAAACCTTTGGAAAGCAGCCTCTTTAGCTTCATCATTCTCAAAAGCATATTCTTCATTTTCTATATTGTCTATGATATGCAGCTCAAATTCATCTCTAGCACGAGCTTCTTTAATTTCGTATGAACTAGTCATACCAAACGTAGCTATATCTAATCCTATTTTTAATAGATCTTCTCCTACTGCACCTAAAGTTTCAACTATAGTTAATTCTGTATTTACAATTTGACCGAAATCATCAAATTGTTTATCTGGACCTATATTTTTCCACATACTCTTCCAAGTACCTTGATCCCAATGATCCATAACATGGTCTATACGTAGATTGCCAAATCTTTCATAAGCAATACCTGGTAACCAAGATCTATAATGCATAAAGAATCTTGTAAGCAGATTCATGTTTGCAGTATTTATCTCACCGGCACCTGTTGTACCTTTAATTTTGTTACCCATTCTTGATACACGAGCTCTAAAATTATTATAAGCTTTATCTGTATCAATATCTATTTTTACTTTGTATTTATCAACAGCTGAATTTGGGCCCCATAATTCATTTTCTTCAAACGTCATTGAGTCAAACAATGATTTTGACCCTTCAGGAAGATCTTTTAGTCTTGCTAATTTACCAGTTTGTTCATCTACTCCGTGATTCAACATCATAGCAACCGTTACTGCACTATCAATTAACTTATCAGCTTGAGCTAACATCTCAAACCATCGATCAGACGTCATATACTTACCTCTAACTGTGGATGCTAGTTTTTCACCTCTACGTTGTGATACATCTAATACAGCTGTTTCGTAATACTCCATCGCAGCTCTTACTTTAGGATCTGCAGAAACAATCATTTTTGTAGCTTCATTTAATTGGTCAGTAGTAAAATGAATTCCTTTAGCAGCTTGCCCATAAGCATTCATAGTACCTGCACCTAATGCTCCTATTGCTACAGGAGATCTAAGACCTAGCGCATTAATACTAGCAAATTCTTTTAATGCCAATAACGTTTTATTCCTACTGTATTTTTCACCAAAAACTGTAAACTCTTTGTCTTCAGTTTTTATAGAGCGGTTGTACAACATGTTATCAACCATATCTGTAAACTTCTCTAAGTTTGTATTTTTTTGGATATTACGTTGAACCATATTAAAAGCTTGTTTAATAGTACCACCTGTAGTATCTTCTTTCACATTCTTTAAAAGTTCTGTGTCTCTAAGTAAAGTTTCAATCATTAACAGTTCATCTTCTACACCTGTTTTGTGCTCATACTCCATTGAAGCTCTACCAAGTAAATATAAAGATCTCCCTAATTCTGTAGATCTTAAATTTCTATCTACTTCACCTTTAGAATTACGCAGCTCTGCTACAAATAATCTAGGTATTTCTCTAATATGACTTCCGTCTAAATCTAGTAACCCAAAAGACATATCGTGCTCTCTAATCTGTAATTTGTCTTTTAAAGATTGAGACATATTACCAAGAACATCTCCTGATTCAAGAATAGAGTCTGTTAAACTTTTGTGTACGTTAGGTATAAATGTAGCACCTAAATTTTTACCGTACCTCTTACCAAACTCTTTTATTTTTTCTTGATGAAAATCATAATATTGTTTTAATGCAGGAACTTGTGCTATTTTTCTATACTCAGGGGTAATAAACTCTTCTGCAGTTTTGTTTTTATTTAAAAAGAGCTTGCCTCCTACTCCAGTCCATGCTGTTTTGTAGTTTTTGACATCATAGTTTTGATTCCATTTGGCTTTTTCTTTAGCAATCTTTTCTTTATTATCTGAAAAATCCTTTTGAATTCTTTGATATGCTCTTGCTTGCATATTTTTGAATTCCTTAGCATAATAATCTTCATTAATTTCGTGATACTTTTGCATCCAAACTAAATCATTTTTTTCAAAAGAAGTGTTTCTGCTTTCATAGTACTGCGGAGAGTACTTTGCATAAAGATTTTTATTTTGAGGATTAATAAGCATTTCGTACCCATCCTGCAAAGTTAAGCCTTGAGACTCAGCGTATTCTTTAAGTATAGCATCTTTTTCTGCAATTTCTTGCGCTAGACGTTTTTCATACTTAATCATAGCTCCTTTCATTTCTTGGTTAACTTCATGAATATACCTACTGTAAGGATCTGATACAGAGCCTGCTGACAAAAATTTATTCATCACGCTACCTGCTCTGTTATATTTAAAATTCTTTATACCTCTGTTTTTGGCTTTTTCATCCATGCGATCTAACATCACTTGCTCTAGATTTACAATAGTTCTACCTATCTGCGCAGTTCCGTTAGTCATCTCTTCAAGTATTTTAGCAGCTTGCTTACTTTTACTATTTTTAAGCCTCTTTACAATATCCGGTAAAGTAGTAAAAGCTTGGAAGTGTTTTAATTCTATATACATCTGACGAAGCTCCTCATCACTTATATATTTAGGATTTGGGATCTCTTTCCCATTCTCCGTAATATACTCTTCAAGCTCAAACATGCCTTTTTCAGCTCTGTTTTTAATTCTATATGCTTCTGTTAAACCGTTTGTTACATTTTTATTTAGCTGTAATTGCTTTATAATGTTACGAGACACAGACATTCTAGATTTTATTGAATCATATTCATCTGATTTTGCTCTTTCTAATTTAGATGCAAGCATTCTAAATCTAGCAAATTCTTTAGACAGTACTGCATTTATAGATTGGCTCTCTGTCATCTCATGAGCTACAGGAATATGCTCTAAATATGTGCTATCTAGATCTTCGCCAGAAAACACTTGTAAGTCATTTACAGAATCTTTTAAAAATCCTGTCTTCTTGTCTCTAGCATATACTACTGACACTGGTATAATTCTAGATTGTCTAATTTTAGTTACTCCGTACTTTGACATTAAAATATCTCTATAATGCCCTAATTGCAAATCGTAACTCTCTAAAGAAGGAGCGTACATATCTCCTGTTATCTCAATTTTACCTTGCGTTCCATATGTAGCAGTACTATACTTACCTTGACCAAACTTAGGAGATTTAAATTTATAGTCATATATAGATGCAGAACCATCACTATAAACTACAAGTAAATCTATAGTACCCCCTACGCCAGATTTTGCATCTGCAACAAATTGCTCTGTAATAACAGTAGCTTCACCTTTAGTGCCATTCTTTTTATTGATAGCATCTTGTTGCTCTTTAATTTGTCGTTTAGTATATTCTACAGATTTATTTAATTTTTTTAATTGGCTTGCTGTAAAACTAGATCCAGCACCATTAGCCATAATATCATTTAAAGATTGCCTAGAATTATTAAAATGTTTGTTAACTAAAGCCTCCATAACTTTGTGGCCTTTAGTTCCCATTTCTGTTCTTACTTTAGCATTTTGATCATACCTTGCTTGATCTTGATCTGAAATATACTTGGATTTACTTTTATTTGCATACTTAAGACTCCCTTCATCAGAAGGCCTAACTTTTAATGTTACCCCTTTATAAATTCCTTTTCCAATGTATCGATTAATTTTTAGATCTTCTCCAGCTACTTTAGTAAAATACTTTTTAAGATCTTTATCACTAACATCTGCAATAGTTACTTCAGCTTCTTCCCAATTTTGAGACTCTTCTCTTAATTTATCTAGGATTGATTTTGAAGAATCCTGCTGATAAAAAGTACCAGACATTAAAACATTAGAAGGGTCTGCACGCAATACTTGTTCTAAATTATCATTTACAATAGTTAGCGCTGCTTCAGTAAAAGGATCATTAGTAATAACATTTATTTTCTTAGTTAGCCAAGCCATAACTCTATCAAACCATCGCTGTAACCGCGATACTTTACTTTTGTTTTCGCTTTTAACATTACCATCAACTAAATGCTTACTAACAACTTTTGCAATCGCTTCTCGTTTTAATAAGTCTGTATCTCCTCCATACTTCTGATAATAAAAACTTTCAGGACTTGCTATACGCTTGTATTCTTGGTAAGTTTCAATCTTGTCGTACATAGATTTGTACAAAGGATTATCTTCCGCTCTTAACATTTCTACTAAAAAGTGAGATGCTTCTTCTGACAATGCA